GTAGCAAGCATGTTAAGAATGAACGATGCAAGCAAGTTGCTGATGCTGAAAGGGTTCTATGATTCTTACCATATTCCGACAGGATTCTTACCGAATTATGAGTTTAACGGCAATAGGGAAATGAAGTCACTCACAGCACTGTTGAAAGAAAACAATCTCGGAATCAGTGCGGTACAGTTCAATAAGAAACTTTTATCAGCTGGAATCTTGGAAGAAAAGGAACGCCAGTCAAGTAAGGGAAGAGTAAAAAAGTTCAAATCACTGACAGAGAAAGGTTTGAAATACGGTGAAAATGCAGTCAGTCCTCATAATCAGAAAGAAGTGCAGCCGTTGTATTACAGTGATACATTTAATGAACTGTTTGAAATGGTGATGACTGCTGACCTATCGGCATGACGGGGGAAAAAAGAAAGCGAGGTGAGAAAGATGTGGGTTTCAAGACGAAAATGGGATTGCTTGCTGTATCGCATCAAAAAGTGTGAAGATGACATCAAAATTCAGAAGGAAAATACGGAGAATTTAATCAGGAATACTGCAAAAAAAATTCTTGAACAACCAGAAGAGTTGCGCGAAGAAATTCAGGGGGTTGAACGTATCGAAAAATATATCGATGAGTTTATAGGCCTTGACGAAGAAAATAAGGATAGAAAGATAAAAAAATTCGATGTATTGAAATCCATTACTAGAGAGAAAGAGTTTTCTAATATGGTATTTGGCTTGATCGAAGTCAAAAAAACTCCTGAAGCATTTGCAGAACTTCTTGAAGAGGAGATGCCTGAAAAAGAGCTACCTCATTTAAAAGAAGCAGCTCTTAATGGTTATCCGTTGTTTTTCTCTGGCATGCAGTGAGCGCATCCGTTTCTTCTGATGTCAAGCATGGAAGAAAAAACAACAGCTTCCTCATAGGAACTGCAATTAAAGATATGTTCGGACTTTATATCATTTATGCGGCAGCACGAGGTTTCGCGGTCTAAATCATGGATTTCACCAGTGTTTTTATTAAGCACATAGCGATTGCCGTTAAATGGCGAATTACAACGTCTCATAAAATCGCTCCTTTCGTGATACTCAGGCATGGCAGTGCCCTGTATTTACAGTATAGGAGATAAACGAAAAGAAAGCAATCCCGCCACGGAGGTTACGACGGCAATAAAAATAGGAGGTAAAAGGTATTGAACGAGTTAATCAAAATCAATTATGAAACAGAACAACCGACAGTATCGGCAAAAGATTTACACGAACAATTAAACATTGAAACACCATTTAAGAAATGGATTGACCGTATGTGTGATTACGGCTTTGAAGAGTCAAAAGACTTTTGGACAAAAATGTCTAAAAGTACTGGGGGACGTCCATCAACCGAATACAACCTTTCCGTTGATATGGCGAAGCAGATTTGTATGATTCAAAGAACGCCGGAAGGAAAACAGATTCGCCAGTATTTTCTTGACCTCGAGAAAGCATGGAATACCCCGGAACAGGTAATGGCCAGAGCCTTAAAGATGGCAGGCAAGACCATCGACAGCTTAAAAGACAGGTGCAAATTCCTCGGTGGACAGGTGGTAGAGCAACAGAAGCTAATCGAGGAAATGACGCCAAAAGCGAACTATGTTGACCATATTCTGGAGTCAAAATCGTTGGTAGCGACTACGCAGATTGCCAAGGACTACGGAATGTCTGCGGTGCGATTTAACCGGATTTTGAATGATATGAAAATCCAATACAAAGTCAACAAACAGTGGGTGCTCTACTCCAAGTATCAGAATTGCGGCTATGTACATAGTAAAACAATCGATATTACAAGGAGCAACGGAGATCCGGATGTAACAATGCAGACGCAGTGGACACAGAAAGGGCGCTTGTTTTTATACGAGGAGCTTAAGAAAAACGGCATCTATCCAGTAATTGAGCAGAACGTAGCATAAGGAGGGTACACATGAGCGAGAAAGAGAAAGAAATCATCAGAAAAGTGGCGCAAGCACTGCCAGATATGTCCGATATGAATAAAGGATATTTTCTCGGCTTTGCGGAGGCTATGGCATCTCAGAAGAGCCAGAAGAACGAAGAAAATAAAGAAAAAGAAGATGACTAGGACAACATATCTTGGACAATCCATCCGTCATACATATTAGAGAGGTGGTGCAAGTGACTATAAAGAACATTGTAGTAATCAACGGCAAAGAGGTAGAAATCAAGGACTTGCCGGACGCTGAACTGTTTGCAGAAAAGCTAAACCGGAAAGCTCTGACCGCAAGAAACTATGAGGAAGATAGGTGATGACATGAAGCCAGATATGGAAAAAATCATACAAGTGTTGATATCTCTAATCGAAGAACAGGAACATGTGAAAATCGAGTACACACTTGAAAAGAGGACAGAAGAGAAAACCGCTTAGGCGGTAGAAGGGAGGACAAGTATGGAGATTAAAGGAACATACCGCTGCGACACCACCCAGCATCCAGGCACTTTAAATAGTTGGGATATCCGCTCCGTATCGGTAGATCTGCCGGAAGAAGAGGACAAGCCTTATTGGATCAGAGCTGGTGCGATGGTGATCGGGTTTATCTTGGTGATGCTGGGATGGTATCTGGTGTTTGGGTATTAAAAAAGAGTGCTGTCACAGGGCGGCAACCCTCGAGCACTCAAGAAATTAAATCATTTAAATTGTAGACGAAAAGGAGAAGTTTGTAAATGAAAATTACGAAAATTAAGATCAAAAATCTTTATGGAATTACAGAATATGAAGGAGACGGAAAGAGTGTAGAGCTTTCCGGAACAAATGGAGCAGGCAAATCTTCCGTGATTGATGCGATTCGGTACGCACTTACAAATAAGTCAAATCGCAAGTATGTTGTGAGAAACGGAGAAACAGAGGGGGAAATTCTGATTGAAACAGATAACGGATTGAGAATCAATCGGAAGGCAAGAACGAATCAAGCGGATTACAAGAGCGTGAAGCAGAACGGTCATGAGGTTGGGAGTCCGGAAACATTTTTGAAAGATATTTTTACTCCACTGCAGCTGTCGCCAGTTGAATTTATGGAGAAATCCGAAAAAGAGCAGAATGCAATTTTGCTTGATATGATCCAGTATGACTGGTCATTGCAGACAATTCGTGAATGGTTTGGTGAAATTCCAGATTGGGTATCTTACGATCAGAATATTTTACAAGTTTTGAATGATATACAGTCGGAAAACGGCATGTATTACAGGAATCGGCAGGATGTGAATAGAGATATTCGGAATAAAAAATCATTTGTTGAGGATATCGCAGATGCTATCCCGTCTGGATACGATGCAGAAAAATGGGAAAATGAAAATCTTGGACAGCTGTATCAGGAAATCGAGCGCATCAGAAAAGAAAATGAACAGATTGAGAAAGCAAAGCGATTCATTGAGCAGAGGGACAACAAAGTCCGATCATTTGAAGCGGATAAAGAGATTAAATTATCCGCATTGGAAAGGTCGTTTACTGCAGAGCGCGAACGTCTTTTGAAAGAAAATGAAAGGCTGCAGGCTCAGTTGAGAGAAAATCAAACAATGCTTGCTGGTATGGAAGAGAGAAAAGCGGACAAAGCAGAAGTGATCGTAAAAGAATATGAAGCGAATGTTGCGAAATATGACAGCTCTGTAGAAGAGTATAAAGAATTGTCAGAAAAAGAAGTGCAGGATTATTCGGAATTGCAGAATCAGGCATCTTATGCGGAAGAGATGAAATCCCACTTGAATGAATATCGTCGAATGGTTGATCTACAGAACGAAGTGGAGCGATTAAAAGCAGAATCCGAAGATTTTACGCAGAAAATCGAAAAGGCACGGTCTCTTCCGGGAGAAATCTTAGAAACTGCAACTATTCCGATTTCCGGTCTTACAGTTGTAAACGGTGTTCCGCTGATTCACGGACTCCCAATCAGTAATCTATCAGATGGAGAAAAACTTGATCTGTGTATCGATGTGGCGATTCAGAAGCCTAATGGACTGCAGATCATCCTGATTGATGGAGTGGAGAAAATGTCTACAAAAATGCGGACAGACCTGTATCAGAAGTGCAAAGATAAAGGATTACAGTTTATTGCAACAAGGACAACAGATGAAGAAGATCTGACAGTGATTGAATTATAAGGAGAATCGATATGGAAGAAATGATTGTAAAAGAGGAAAAACACGAATTGAGTCCATTTGCGGACAGCCAGAGTTTTCAAAAGATTTTTGATATCGGAAAAATGTTTGCTACATCGCAGCTGGTGCCACAGAATTACCAAGGCAAACCGATGGATTGCACGATTGCAGTAGATATGGCGAATCGAATGGGCGTATCCCCTATGATGGTCATGCAGAATCTGTATGTTGTAAAAGGCAAGCCTACATGGAGTGGACAGGCTTGTATGAGTATGATCCGGGCGAATACAGAATTTAAAAATGTCCGTCCGGTGTACGATGGAACACCTCATACAGATAATTGGGGATGCAGAATTGAAGCAGAATATAAAGATAGTGGAGAGAAAATCAAAGGAACTACAGTGACGATCGAAATGGCTAAAAAAGAGGGATGGTATGAAAAAACAGGAAGTAAATGGAAAACCATGCCGGAGCAGATGCTTGCATATCGTGCGGCTGCGTTCTTTGCTCGGGTATATACTCCAAATTCTCTTATGGGGGTTTATGTCGAGGGTGAAGCAGAGGACATATCCAAAAGCGATACAAGAGTAGCGGAAAACCCGTTTGATTTTGAAGCTGCAGTGCAAGAAGCAGAGGAGGTATTTGAATGATTTTAACACAGGAAAATTATTACAGTAAAGAAGCGAATCAGGAGTATCTCAGTGTCTCGCAGTATAAGGATTTTTGCGGAAC